TGGCGACCAGTGGCTGAGAACCTTTGTTTGTAACAAAGATCATGCTTCTAAAATGTCCCCATAAACGTATACATCCGCTGTTGCTGCAGCACCTTGAGCGGTGGTGAGCGATAAGTATAAGTTGGGTATGCTTGATTTCACCGTAGTACTTGCACTGCTTGTCGTACTAAGCGTGAGATCAAGGAAAAGCGCTGACGTTGTAAGCGAGGAGTAAGCCTGGGCCGCTGCAACAACCGCTGTACCACCTTTGCTAGCAGCGGTATAAACGCCGCCAGCAGCCGTGGTCAAAGAGATTGAAGCATTCGTCACCACGATGCGCCGAAGAATAAACTTCGACGGGTTGCTAAACATGGTGATTTGTTGATCGGCGGTGGAATTCATATTCGCGCCGATCAACTTCCCAAGCAGGATGCCTCCAAACTGCTGCGGCAATAGACTACCGACTTTGTTTGCATCCATGCTTTACTCCAATTACGAGTTGTAGGTGCCAGAAGCAGCCTGACCGCCGTTAACCGTGAGGTACAGAGCGGTTACGGTGCCTGATGCGCTAACCCATTTCAGGTTTTGACCATCAGAAACGATGGTTGCTCCTGTATTGGCTGCAATCAGCGTCGCCCACGATGTGCCGTTATAGGCTTGCACCGATAGGTTTGCAACTGGATAGAGCAAATACAGACCTGCTGGAATGGTGACATCGGTACCTGCTGCAACTGCCTGAGTACCATAGTCAAAATAAGCGCCGTCAGCATCACTGCTTAAGCCACTAACGATGATTTTATTAAGTGCCAATGCCATGATCGACTCCTTACAGCGTGAGTGAGTTAAGGCCGGTCACTTTGGTCATGCTCTTGGGCTTGGTGCTCACCATTTCAGCAATGGTCAACACTGCGCCAACATAACCAATCTGCCAGTTAGGCAGCGTGGACTCAAAGCCGGTAAACGCAAACTCAGCCTGATCGTGGATGTACATGCTGAGATAGTTTGAGTTCAGCAAGTACAAAGTGCCTTCTGGGCAATAGGGATCAGGATAAATCGGGACACCTGCAACCATGAGCGCACGGAAACCGGACGTTGGGCCTTCTTCACCGCTAGCAAAGTTGCTGCCAGGGGTGATCATGTAGGTTTCTTGGCCTACAAAGTCTTGTGCCAACAATGTCCAAGTGCCAAAGCCGCAAACACCAAAGGAAGGCACCTCAGCACCGTTTTTCACCGTTCCAGAGATGTACTGGAGGATGTTTTGACGCGTTGGGTTAACGCTACCTGCGGCATACTCTTTGGAACCCCACCATGTGTATGTCGAACGGCTAAGTCCACCATAGGTGCCTGCCGAATCAACAGCAATGGGCAATCCAGTGAATTGCTGTGCGTTGCTGGTGTTGTTGTACAGCGCTGTTGCCATGGCATCCATCATGACGTTGGTCGCATCGTTCATGCGAGCCTCAATCAAAGGAATCACAGCGTAGTCTTGCTGTACAGCACCTTCCATACCGAGGAAAGGAACTGGAGCGATCATCAACTTAAGGTTGAATTCAGCGTTGTAAGCACCCTGCATGACGCTAGGCTGTGCAAACGAACCGCTGTAGTCCGACCATTGTGCGTTGACAAACTGGGAACCCTGAACGGGCACGGTTACAGACGACACACCGCCAGAGGCAGTCTGCGAGTTTGCAAGCAATGCGGCAAGCAGGGGAGTTGAGTTATAAAGCTGGACAACCAGTTTCGGGATGAAAGCCCTACGGGTAACGTAGGTCAGTTCATTGTACTGACTGGTGCCTGCTGTCGGGATAATACCGCCACCAATAGGCATGATAGGTTCCTTTTAAGAAACAGACCTAATTAACGAAGTCCAATCGGGCGAGACTGGTTTCCCTGTCTTAGCTCGTTGAGTGCACTCGCCGCTGCTTCCCTGGCCGCTGCTGCAGGATTCTTCAAGTACTTCTGAAAGTCATTGACCTTTGAAGTAATTGGCGAATTACTGAATGCAGGGGTGGGCTTATCAGCCTGGCGCATCCAGTTGTAATACTCAGCAGCCGATTCGTGATTGCTAATGCCTTTTTCAATCATCAATTTCTCGATGGCTTTGACATCATCATCCGATTCAGCAAGACGTTTCTCCTTCAACGTATTTCTACGCTTTTCTAACTCGGTTCGAGCGTCCTTTTCTTTCAATCGCGCTTCCAACTCGGCAATCTTTTGCTGCTGTGCAGAAATAGCCTGGTTGGTTCGCTCTTCAATCTCAAGTTCAGGAACTGGAAGGTCGGGATGCGCTTGCTTTGTCAGCTTCAGAAACTCCTTTCGGGTTTTCGGATTCTCAGCCAAGGCTTTCGCCAAGGCAGCAAGCTCATCACGGGCGTCTGGGGTAAGGTTTTCTAGCGACATTGTTTTTTCAGCCGTTCAAAACAATTAGTTAAATGACACGCTTGGTGTCACCGGGTTTGGAAAGCGTCATCTGGTTTTTAGTAACCTTATTCGCTCCACTCAAGCCACCAAACGGCTCATACCGAGGTGGGTTGTAAATCTGACCATTTTTTTGCTGGTTATCCGTCGGGCGACGAATCGTTCCAGCGCGGGGTTTGAACAATTCCATCACTATCTCCTAGATAGGTAAGGGTGGGTTTTGAGTCCCAGGGGTTGGTGCCGCAGCCATTGCTCGCATCTCGGCAGACGCGCCACCAGCTTGAGGCAGAGTCTGAATCATTTGCATGATTTCAGAAGGTACTAACTCTTTGGCTTTGTAATCCATCTCACCAAAGGCCGATCCAATCTTTCCTATGGCATCTTTCAGCGCTTTTTGCTCAGGCGAGCCATCAGGAAACTTCTGCATGGCACCCATCAACATGCCCATACCAAGCTGCACATCAATGCGGCCTTGCATTTCCTCACCCTTTTTGGGTTCCGGCGTAGACATAGGGGAAGACATGGGAGGTGACGAAGCGCCAGACAGTGCCGGTTTCTTTTCTTCACCTTCTTCGCCTTCAGTGCCTTCCTCTTCAACCTCGATTTCCATCGAAGATTTGCCGTTTTTGGCACCGCCGCGAATCAACTTCATCAATTCTTCTGCGCTAACAGCCATATTGAGTCCTTTCAGGGCGGTTTGTACTTCCTTACCGACCGTCTGTCAAGCGATTAACGGCGTGATGGCCGTGCGTAACGTAGCATTTTGCGTTGCATCATGAGAAACGACCTCCTGCGCGTTGATAACCCGTGCGATTCATCGTCGCACGACCATAATTGAGTTGCGGGGTGCGATAAATCTGTTTTAGCTCCGATTTACCTGTTCTCGGCTGGTCATTTTGGAAGGAATAGCGGTCAGTGCCACCACTTGAGCCTCCAGAACCGCCATTCATGTTGGAATTACCGTTTGTCAGCATAAAAACCTTTACATAGCGGGGGGTGCAGCGCCTTCAGGCGTTGGTTGCTGCTGTTTTTGCATTTCTTGCGCTGCTTGCTGGGCTTGTTCCATCTTTCGGAGGTCTTCTTTGAGCAATTGCTTCATTGGAGGCTCCAAAATGTCAATCAAACGCTCTTTGGTGATCGCACCACGGTCTGCAAGCGCAAATGCAAGGCTTCTTAAGTCTTCCGTAAAGATCGGTGAGTTGGAATGAGCATCCACTTTCACTACAAAGTCCTTCGTGAACTGGTTTGCAATGAACTTATCACCCTGGTCATCGGTGTAAATGCGGTCAGAATAGGTTTGCATGGCCTTTAAGTACAGCGTTGCCATCTTTTCTAAAGCATCTTCAATAATCAATGCACGTTTTTTAGCCCTCGAAGACCCCAAACGCGCTAATTGCGAAGCGTGACCGGCACTTCGAACGCCTGATTCGCCCCTGCCCTGCAACACATTGACAATGCCAGAGGCTTCTTCAAACATTTGATCAATTTCTGCAATCTCTCTAAAGAGATCATTCGGGATTGATGGCGCCATTTGCTCGACTTTGGCATTAGGCATGTCGGTAGAAAGCAGGCCACCAACACGGTTAAGCGCAAAGTTCTTCTCATCGAGCAAGCCTGTAAAGCCAATAAGCGCCGTAGGCGGTGAGACTTGCTTGGATAAGAGGTCAAGAATCTCTTGCATCCGCTTATTGCGCATGTCTTGCAAGAAAACTAGCCTTGCAACTTCAGAGATTCCCCAGTAGTAATCGTACTGTGGGGTTGGGCAAAGTTGAATAAAGGGTAATTCACCCTTCAAAAACATACTTTCACCAGCTCGGTCATAGATGATGACGTTAGGGTCAGCAATGGTGACGCACTGATAGTCCTCAGTCATGTCATTCCAGACCCATAACTCAGTCATCTTGATCGTGTCTTCAGCAACGCGAGCCTTGTATTGCTGCATACCAGCAATATTGAGATTCACATTACCGTACATCGTTGGGTCAGTGGCCGACAGAATCAAACGCTGAATACCATCAGGCACTTGGTTCTCTTGGCTTTGCCCCATTTGCAAGCGAGCAAGCAGTGCCTCACGTTGCGGATGCGAGTAAAGCCTGGCGTATAACTCAGAGCGTGTGATGTAGTAAATCTGAATCAACGCTTCTTGGCGATCCGTGTGCGGTGTATCTTCTCGATACACGCCAATGCACCGTGGATCAACCATGTAGGGGTGCAAGCCATTCTTTTGAATGAGCTTAATGAAGGTGGAGTTGTAGCAAAGCGCCCAGTTCAGCGCTTGAGCAAAGACCTGATCAGCGTTGCTATTGAGCCAATCGTCATTCAAAGCGCCTGTCAGCGAAGGAATCTTGGTTTGTTCGTGCTTATTGACCGAGGCGCCGAGCGAAATCGTAAAGCGTGTGGTTTCTGCTGAGTAGAGGAAGGAGGAGAGTTGGTCAATGTGCGGGTAAATCTTGTTGTAGTACGCAGGAGGTGCATCCAATCCCGCACCAAAGAGATAGTAAGAGCGCAGCGAGTCATAAGTACCCGTGCGCTCCTGAATGCTGACGGAGCACTTATCTACCAAGTCATTGTAGAAATAATCTCTCTGGATGGGATCGTCAGGAATTCTCATGTAGGCAACTTTAAGTTCTCATGATCACGAATGACCACTGAAGGCGTTGGTTTGCGCAATGCTATACCACTTTCTTTGACAGCAGACAAGCCCCCAACGGTTTCTCCGCGTATCGAATTCAGATTGTAGTTGCCTAATTGTTTGGGGTTACCCCACTGCACGGCAAAGGGATTTTGCGGTTGTGCGGCCTGTTTATTGCCAAGCAGGGCATGTTGCTGGTGATCACCCTCACGCGAGGACTTAATGTCACTCATGCCGTAATCTTTGGCTAATTCTCTGAGCGTGGTGTCAGCATGTTTGGTGGAGTCTGACTTCATACCTACAGCTTGCAAGAACACCATTTGCACATCGGATGTACATCCATGCGGGCATACAGGCTCTCTGCTTTCAAAAAAGCCATGTGCTGGGCATTTGTAATCATGAACGACTGCCATAGTTTCTCCTTAGTTGCTGGTCAAGATCAGGACGTTGATAGTCTTGGGATTTAGGCCGAATACCAAGATCAAGTTTGAATCCGCTGCCATCAAAGGTAACGAGCCTGCGTCTTACCATTTGCGGTTTGGGTTGTTTGCGAAACTCCACATACTTTTTGCCAGCTTTGATCATGACCGCAACATCGCCATTAATCCAATGCTCATAAGCACGGTTCACACGGGTCTGTACAAGTTCGGTTAGTGGGTATTTGCCATTAAGAAACACATCTCTGAGATGCAAAGGATCAAGACCGCATAGCTCGGCAAAAAGGGCAATGGAAATACCGCGTTTCTTATCACGCATAAACGCCGGAATCACTTCCATCATTTGACGCTTACTGAGGCCCAACGCCAATAGCCTTTAAGTAATTGTTGATCTGCTTATCTACCACCGGCACTTGCACGGGTGTTATAGCCTCTTCTTTGCGATCACGCGTCATACGCATTTGCAGCAACCTTGGCATGAGCTGCTCGGCAAAGGCCACGCATCCAAGGGCAGTTGCAATCACACGATCATCCTTATTGCGCCCATAAGCAGCAATAGAGCCTTGGTCGCGCACGACGGACTTCATCTCTTCAAGTAAATCCATTGAGTAGACATTCATCATCCCGCGCTCAAAATAGTCCTTGAAGTAATTCAACATCCGTTCTTTTGATGAATGCGTGGTGAGATAGCCAAGCGAGTTTGAGACACCACCCAGTGAATCATTACGCCGCCAAAGGTAGTGTTGCATGTGGGATAGCACATCCATCAAACCTCTAGCTTTGCGTGGTTCCATCGTTTGCGCCTGACGTTTAAGGTTGCGCATCTCATTGATGACCGCCTGTCCAGGGCCATTGACTTCTAAGTTGAGGGTGGAGTTCTTATAAGCCCCTGCCAGGTAGCACACGACCCAGGCAAACTGGTAGGTGTTGAGTTCTGAGGTAGCGAATTCCGCAACTTGATCAAGTCCATCTGCATAGCAGCGGTAGATTTGGATACAGAAACGATCAGCCCAGTCGCTGCTTCCATATGCTGGATCAGCACCGATGACGTAATAGGCGTTTTCAATCGGCTCCTCCCATACTTTAAGCGTTGCCATGCGCTCTGTTGAGTTAATTAACTCAGTGTCTTCAAAGTATTGTCCCATTGAGAAGCGGTAGAACCGAGGTAACAACTGCTTGGCAACCTTGGCTTGATCAGTACAACGGGCGTGTGAGAAGAAACTCGAGCCCGTCATGATGAAGGCATAGTCTTCCGTGGGAGGAAACTCCTGATACATGAGGGCTTCATCCTTAATTCCCTCATTCATCTTCCATCGCCACCAGGCAATCTGCCTTGAATTGATTTCTACCTGGTAGAGCTTCTTAATCTCTCTTGTCCATTCCTTTTCTTCAGGACTTAGCTTGCCATCCCAGTACACCTTATAAACATCTGACTTGGCATCAGCACTGTAGAGTTCATTGCGCCACCAACCACAGAAAATAGCTTTCTGCGTTCTTGCACGTTTGGCTACCGCCCACATGTCATGCCACATGTTGAAGCCACGCGCTGTGCTTTCAAAAAGGTAGAGCCTATTGGGATTCTTTTCTGCCAGAGAAGCCAGCAAGGAAGCCAATCCCTCTTCATCACCCCAAGACGATGTTTCTGTGCCATGCAGGTATGTAATGCCTTTACCACGCCCTAGTGAACCCTTGGCTCGCAAGCCAGCTACCTGGTAGAAGAGCCTTGAGCGGTTCTTTAAGACCATTTGATTCCTGTTATGCGTCATCAATGGAATCTTGTACTCCGGTGGCAAACCATCCATGTACATGGCAAGTGTGGTTCTAAACTGGTCTCGGTTCTCTTCGGTATCGGTCGTGAGCGTTCCCTGGAACCCAGGGTTCTTAAAATGCCAGTAAAGGTCTAAGGCAAGCGATATGGTTGTAATCCCAAGCTGTCTTCCCTTGAGAATCACAAAGAAATGAATGTCATTGTTCAGACCCTTAGCAATCTCTTCCATCACATAGGTCTGGCTTCCAAGCAAACGATTACCTAAGCGTTGAATGCCTAGCTCTTTGGTTTCTACCTTCAGTTCCTTGCAGAACTTGTAGAAGTGATTAAGGTCAAACTTCATTCAATGCCTGGTTCATATTCGTAATAAGTGCAAACCTTCTCTGCCAGCAAGCCATCTCGGATGCAGATCAAGACCACTTCCTTACCGTCATGGCTTTCCTTTAGTCCAATTTCTTGGCTGTAATGGCAGTTTCTGCAATCGGGCTTCAATTCCATAGTTTTCCTTTAACCACAACACCGTCTTTTGTTCATCAGCACTCAAAGGACGTTTCTTTCTCTCTTCCTCATACCACTTCATCGCCAGATACGGATAGCTTGGATCACCTTCTGCATATTTCGTAATCCATCTCACCGCATCATCATGTTTCACTCAATCCTCCACACCCTTACACCATTCTCCACCTTCCTTGCTGTAAACTTCTTTCCCGTTCTTCTCCACTCTCTATAGTTAGCATTACATAGCTTAGATAGATCACCACCTTCAAGGTAGAAACTATCTCCTAGTTCTAACTGGTCGTAAGGATATTTAGGCCCTGTCTTCCTCTCCGGTATATCTAAACCTCTCTCTAACGTAAACATCTCGTACATCTCCATGTTGTCGATGTACTCATCATACACAAATAGATATTTAAGGTAGGCAGGAAAACAGAAAATTCCTTGGGGCGGGGATGGTAGTGGTGCACCCAAATCCCGACCCCC